CCAAGGGACTCCAGTATGTCTTCCCGAACCGGAACGACATCAGCCGGCCGATGGGCGTGAACTACGCCACCGAGACGATGAATGCCTGCGGCTACCGTGGCCAGCAGTCACCGCACGGCTTCCGGCACATGTTCTCAACCGAGATGAACCACCGCGGCTACAACCGCGACTGGATCGAGCGGCAGTTGGCCCATGCGGATTCCAGCATCATCCGCGAGACCTACAACCACGCCACCTATCTGGAGCAGCGGCGCGGGATGATGCAGGAGTGGGCAGATAGCATCAGTGGCTGAGCGCGGCATAGGCAGCCTCGCACGCTAACCCCCGGGCGCGGGACTGGTCAGCAATTCCTGCCAGGATCGTTGCTCGATCGTTAGCGCGGCTGAGCACGTCGGCGAGCACTCTGGCTGCAGCGGCAGCTGCTTTGCTTGCTCCGGCAGTGCAGGTATCGCGGCCGGCTTCACTTGCTGCCAGTCTGGCTGCGAGTTGGTCGGCGGCGTCGCGCAGGCTGCCAGCAGCAGCACGAGCAGCGGAAGCATCAGCCGCAGCGCGGTCGATTTCACGTTGGGCATCGGTCGTTACCTTGTTGATGGACTGCTGGAGGGTTTGTTCGATCGCGCGTTGTTCGGCGTGTGCCTTGGCGGTTGCTGTGGCATCGGCGGCCATGTGCTGGTCCCACTTCGCCTGCCAAGCCGCATCGGTGCGCGCGGAACCTTGCTGCCAGCAGAGCGCGCCGACGGAGCCGAGGATCAGCGCCAGGACAAGCGGCTTCCAGTAGCTGAGCAGCCAGGTCATGTCACTACCCCGCCCGCAGTTCGATACTGCTGCACCAGATCCTCCAGCTTGTGCTGGTACTGCTGATAGGTATTCCCTGGCAAGCTGGCCCAGATGTTCGAGCACTTCGCGATAGCGTCGCGTACCCGGCCAGCCTGGATATCGCCCAGCGCCCCACGCTCGCGGATCTGCTGGATCGCCACCCGATCCTGGCTCTCCGGGCTGAAGTCCTTCAGTTGCAGCAGATCGCGGTACGGCTTCCACCAGCGGAACAGCAGCTGATACCGGCCTGCGGCGGTCGACTTCAGGCCCTGCTTGTTCACGGTCACCAGGATGTTCGGATGGCCGGCGTAGTTGCTGAAGGTGTTCGGCGAGTCGATGCCACCCACCACCACGTCGTAGCCGTCGTCCTTGGTGTAGCGGCTGGTCCGGGTGCCTTCGCTCCAGGCCAGCATGTCGAGGAAGGCGAGCACGTTCTTTCCGCCAGCAGCGGATGCGCTGATTCGAGCCATGTTTTCTCCAGGCACAAAAAACCGCCTCACGGCGGCATGCTGTTCTGCGTCGATTAGCCGACGACTTCGACGGTCTCGATATCGGCGACCCATTTGATGCTGGTCGACGCGGCGCCCGTGCAGCCCACAGTAAGGCATCCGAGTGTCGTGTTCGCCGTCACTGTGATCGCCCAAGATGATGCACCGCTATCTGCCGCTATTGAAATCGGGGTAATAGTTCCAACTAGGGAAGTTGTGGCGGCACCTGAACCCCGCTTGATGAGTCCCTTGAAGTCCCATGCCGCAACATCACCGGCGCTACTCCTTGCTACAACCCGCCCAGAAACTGCGTAGGCACTATTGTCAGGGAGAATCACCTGGTTAGTGGCGACGGCAGTCGTGCCGCTTGACGAGAGAACGTCGGGAGTCGCGCTCGATGTCGCCCGGCGCAGAGTGTGGCGGCTTCGCTGGGCATCGCCGGTGGTTGAGAAAATCCCCGAAGCCCTAGCTTCCGCGCCGTGAACGCCTCGCGTGCCGGCTCCCCAGCCGCCAGTGACCGAGGAATATACTCCGGAAGCGACGTTCGAGTTTCCGCCTAGAACGCTGGCATAATCCCCGGTAACACTATTACCATTCCCGCCGCCGATAAACCCATACTGCGCGCTGATGGAGTTTCCATTACCACCGCAAATTACCGAGTACCGGTAAAGCGAAGATGTGGGAATAGAGCTGCCGAAACCACTCAGGATGCCACTGTAGTCGCCGACAACGGTGTTGTTTCCGCCGCCGCCAATCACGGAAGCAGTTCCCGTCGCAACTTGCGCTGCTGCTGATCGGACCTTTTGCAGGTCCGTGGCTGAAGCGCCGCGCTTGTTACCGCCGGCAGCCGAAGCGTCGGGAATCTGCGCAAGGGTGGCCCCGGTGCCCTTGGCTGCAATCACCGCATCAATATTAGTTGCCACACCAGTTACGGTAAGTGATGCAACTGGTACTGTTGCGTTTGGTGATGAAGTACTTAGCGCATCAACCCAATTGGTAAGCCCTACGCCCCCGCCACCAGTAGGCGCAGCCCAGGCTGGAAGGCCAGAAGAAAGCGTCAAAACATAACCATCTGTGCTAATTCCAAGCCTTGTTGGAATCCCTGCAGACCCGCCATAGATTATGTCTCCTGGCGAGATCATCGGGTTAGTCAGCCCGCTCTCTGGGAGAGACCATGTTGATGTTGCACCACTCGCAGTACAGCTATACATTTTTGGAGCACTATTTGCATCCAATTCGTCAGCGACAGCAACTCTCCAGCCGACTCTTGGGATAATTACCGACCACGAGTTTGAAGACGAACGCCAGAATACTAGCCGGCCTGCGGCTGCGTTCGCTACGCCGCTCCACGCAGAGGCCATGATGTACATGTCGCCATCTGCAGGACTGCCAGGCGCTGCGGTCAGGTCTTTGTCAACGACCACTGGAACTAGCAGCTGGTCGATAATCGCGTAGCCACCAACATTGACGACTACAGCCTGGTTGGCAGTTGATGACGATAGCTCGGTGAGGCCGGCTTTGGGTGTATTGCTCACAGGGTTGCCTCCAGCGGATAGCCTCGTCCAACGACGGCGCTAAGCTGATAGATGCGAAGGGTGATGTTGGCTTGGGCTGAGCCGAAGTCGGCCGCCTGGTCGGCGGCGCTATAGGCGAAGGTGCCGTTGGTGCTGGCTAGGGTGCGCATGACAGCTCCCCCTGACATTACGTCTGCCTCATAGGCCTCGGTAGATTCGCCAACCGGTCCAGACGTCCCGGTAACCCACCAACTGTTGGTATATCGGCTGCGCCGGATGGCGTAGACCGTCAGGTTCGATGAAGAGTCCCTTGACGAGTAGGCGAATGCAGGAGACAGGGGCTTTAGGTTCACGCCGCGGTAGGTGAAAGCCTGGTCACTGGCAGTATCAATACTTTCCCCGGATGTAACTCCGCGATAAAGCCGTTCAAGCCCAATTGATTCGACAGGTACGCTGATGAAAATATTGTCTGGGTCATCAAGCAGAATAAACAAATCCCCCTGCTGATGGAGACCAGTAGCCCATTCCGTACCCTTGTCTCCGCGAATGAATCCGCTGAGCAGATACGACCCGTCTGTCTGGAGTGTTGCATTCTGGAAGCGGACTATTTCCCACCGTTGATCTGCACCATAAGCGGCGAAGTTTACACCAGCAATCATCTGGTCCTGGGTGACGCTTTCTAGTTCCCCATCAAGCAGGTCGACTACAAGTTTGCTCTGGTCAATCAGGGCGCCACTATTTACAAGCAGCGATCCTCGCGCGTATCCGATAGTTCCTCGGCCGCTGTAGGCCTGGACTTCTGTGTATGTCTGTCCATTATCATTTGAGCGAACTACAACTGATCCAGGCCATCCGCTGGTATATCCGGTAGCAGCTGTAGATAATCCAGGTTCATTCTGGATAGTCTCGTCTACAACAGGGATATCCATCGGTATCCAAAGCGTTGCTCCGGGCAGCCCGACCGTGCCTGATGGCCCCGGCCCAGGAGCTCCAGCGGCACCACTGGTATAGATCGCGGCGTTGTTCGGCTTCGCCTTGCAGGTCAGTCGACCATCTGACTCATAGTTGATCTCCGTCAGGCGCAGTTCGAAGGTTCCGAACTTCGCCTGTACCGTGACCACGTCAGCCGTCTCAAGCTGCAAGTAGGTTGGTGGCAGCACAGGACCGTCAAAGTCATCGCGCTCAAGCCAACGCAGGTTCAGCAGTTTCTCGGACATCTGCGCAATTTCGTCATCGCTCAGTACGAGTGGAATATCGCGCTGCTCGATGTTGACTGCCGAGGTGTTCAGGCGCTCATAGGACTGGGTGGCCGATGCATACTCCCGAGTAGAGCTGAGCGCGGTAATTGTCACCTTCTGCGGAAGCTGTGAGTCCATCTCCCTGCTGTAGGAGAGAGAGTTTCCAATATCAGAACCGTCATTGGCTGCAAGATCATCCCACGGAATTGTCATCACCGACGACTGTCCGCGCGGGATACCTTTTATCTTGTAACCGGAAGAAACGATATCGAACGGATAGGCTCCCCGAATTGGCTCAATAACCGAGCGTATGGCTCCACCTGAAACTCGATATCCGCGCACCTGTTGCGTTAGCAACGACATATCAATGTCGCCTGGCTCAATTAACTGCGATAACTGCATTTCACGAGAGATAACCTCCCCAACAGTTGGAAGGTCGTCAGCCTGCTCTGTAAGCTTGAAGATATTAAGATTTCCGTCGCTCCCAGTATACAAATATGCAAGAGGGAAAGTAATGCTAAGCCCATTGGCCCTAGTAAGGTCTAGAGATGCAAATATGCCTGTTTGGTATTCCTGATAACCACCATGCTGGTCATAAGCCTGAAAAACCACTCCGCCAGACTTTATTAGAGCGCGCCAATATCTTCCATCGCTTGCCTGGCAGCAAGGCATTCCAGGCGCTTGCACATTTGACGGAGAGGTAGCGCCGTGAGCAGGGGTTGGGAAAGTTATGAGTGAATTAAAATCACCATCATATATTGTGATTTGCTCTGGGGTTCCAGTTTGCCAAACAGCAAATCCATCCCCTGCAGGCAGAAGGTTATAAGCAGAATATACGCCAAGAGATATAAATCCAACAACAGATCCATCTGCATCATATGGAGCATCCGGGTCAATTGGCCTTACCTTAACAACACGAGCAGCTCCGCCTCCAGATGGGCTTTGGGTAAGTGCGAATTCATTTATGCCGCAACGAACTATCTTTACGACCCTAAAGCTGGTTGCCGGAGGATCAATAGCAAGATTATATTGACCAGCATCAGTAATAAGAATCTTGTTATTACAATTAAAAGCAAACTCATATCCATCAGACATTGCAACAGAGAACGGAACTATAGCTGGCGTATATTCCGGGGGAATATACAAAGACTTCTTTTGCGATCCTGAGTATATGTTTTTACTATAAACAAATGGAGCGCCAGAATACTCAGAAACACCGAATCCAGATGGATAGTCTTTAGTCTGCATTGCTGGGGATGCGTATATTTCTGGAGACCACGAACTAGTTAGAACCCCAGAAACCTGCTCAACATCAACAGAATATGCCAGTGCGTCAGTCGCACTGGAAATCAGCTCAATTTTGAACTGCGCTGCCTGCAGAGTGTTCGAGTAGTCTGCTAGTGCGAAGTCGTAGAAGGCAATGTATGTGTAGCCGCGGAAGGCAGGGGCATTACCTACCCCGACGTCTGCCTCATAGCGCGGATCGGGAAGCTGGTCGTCAGTGCCGGTGTAGAGCTTCCAGCCCTTCGCCGCCTGGTTCGAGGCAATGATGGTTTCTAGGTCATCGCTGCCGGCGTTGTAGATCAGTTTGTCGGAGCACCAGATTCGCCGGATACCAGCAATCTCGCCCTGGCAGAGCATCAGGGCGAAGGTGGCGAAGTACGAGTACGTCTTGGTGACCGTCGACGCCCCGCCCTTCCCGCCTGATTTCTTTTTCTTGACGACCTCCTTGAGCTGGTTTTTCTCCATCCAGACGATCTGGCTACCGGATAGGCCGACGGTGCCGTAGACGCGAGGAATGTCGCCGCCGTACTCGCTGCCTTGGAAGGTTCGATTGGAGAGCTTCCCAACCTCGATAGTGGTCTTCTGCTGTTGAGAAAGACCAACAAGGAGTGCGCCAACTACCCCGACGCCGATGCCTATCGTTAGGGGATCAGACATCAGTCACCTCGGAAAATCTGTAGGCACGCACAACACGGCCGAACCAACGCGCATCCAGGCGGTGGACACAGACCTTGCCGTGCTGCTCACTGGCGTGGATGACGTAGGGGTGACCGCGATAGTCGCCGGCATGGATGGCGATGTGCTGGGGTTGTTTGGTCATGCGCATCAGCAGGATGTCGCCCTTCTGCGCCTCGGATACGGCGATACGCTGCAAGGACGGCTGGGCATCCATCTGGCGCTCCAGTTCCCCGTCGAAGGGCGTACGCGGGTAGCCCTGGGCGTCACGATGGGGAATGCCCAAGGATTGGCAAACGAAGACATAGAGGCCTGCGCAGTCGAGCCCCAGGCCAACCACTCGCCCTTGATGCCGGAACGCCGTTCCTTCGGCCTCCAGGGCGGCAGAAACGATCTCGTCGCGAGTCATGCGCCCCTCCCCACTGCTCCAGACTGGGAAGCGGTCGGCATGTCGGGCTGTCCACCGAAGTTCGGGCCGTTGCCGTACTTGCCCACGCAATCTTCGGTGCGGCGCTTGCGGCATCCGGGGATCATCACGTAGGCGTCCCCGGGCGCAATGGCGTAGGGGAACGGCTCGTGCGTGGTGATGACGCCGGTCGAGGTCGAGGACTTGATCTGCTGGGGCTTCAGTCCAGCATTGAGTCCAGTGGTGAACATCACTTGGCCGGCGGTGAACCAGTCATCCGCCTCTGCGCGGGAAGAGTCGGTGAAGGTGTATTGGCTAGTGACGCCAGTTACCGTTCCGCTGACCTTGTAGTCATTGATATTCGGGCCGTCCGGATTGGAGCGAGGGCCGGTACAGCGGCTACGCGTCGATGCGATGATCCGGCCATCCAGCGTCTGGTCGAACAGGGTGTAGGGGCATTGCGCAGTGAACACCGCACCGACCGACTGATTCAGGGCATCCACGATGCTCATCATCTCTGCCTTGTAGGCGTCGTCGTTCAGCGTGGTCTTGCCGAGGATCATGACGCCAAGCGGCTCTTCGTCCTCGATGGGCGCCTTCCAGGAGGTGGCGAAGACGTAGGCACGAGCGTTGTCGAAGACGCCAGTAGCCAATTGCTCCCGAGTGATTCCGTGGTTCAGGATGCCGGTCAGGTCCACGCTCGATGGCGACATGCTGTCGGTCGCATCCAGCCCGCTGAACTCGTAGCCGGACTCGGTCGAATAGACCTCGCCGTTGCTCATCACCAAGTCAGTCGGGTAGGCGGCCAGGCGAACGATAGTGCCGTTCTCGGCCACGATGCGGGCGCAGTAAACTCTCGTCTTCCAGTCTGCGACGTGTGGTTTCATGGATGGTCTCTGGGAGGGTCAGCGAGCAGCGAGGACGAGGGCGACGCCGGAGAGGATGAGGAAAGCGGTAATGCCGAGGGAGATCAGGATGCCGGCGATATTGGCTGCGCGCGGCGTCATCTGGAAATCGCCCCAATTGCGGTGATTAGCTCTGGCAACCTCGCGATCAGAACCAGGGCGCCAATGGCGAGCGCGGCATGCCACAGGTTCTTGCGGAACTCGGCCGGTTTGATGTTCACGGATTCCATGAAAGCTCCTAGGAATTTGAGGGTGAACCTCTTATCCTTCATCTACGTTCTGCTCCTTGTCCTTCCAAGGGGTGGAAATAAAAAGCCCCGGGCGTTGCGAGCGCCTGGGGCTTTTGCTTTTCGGTGTGAGTGAGTTTCTTTGTCCTGATAGTAAGCCGACTGGCTGGTCAGGGGTTGAGCAGCTCTACAAGCGTCAGGCTTGATGCCTGCCCGACATCCGCGCTCAGAGCCTGGACGTTGAAGTTCGAATCGAAGGCGACGGGGATGTCGAACTCACAGCCCCCCGTCACGATGTCCGTTCCACTGTTGAGTGGGCGCGTCTGGACCGTGCCATCACTGGTGTAGTCGCTGAAGGCGCTGGAGTTGATCGCAACGGTGATGGATGTTCCAGAGCGTGCGGTGATGATGCCGCGGCGCCCGTTTATCTGCGTCATCCCGGCCACCCCGGAGATCACTACCGACTCACCGATGGCGAAGCTGTTGGCCACCGTGATGACCGTGGAGGCGCCCTTCGTGATGCCGGTGATGGTGCCCGTCTTGTTCGCCGCCAGCGTCACCCGGCCGGTCGTGTAGTCGATGGTGGTTCCGTTCGGGTAGGTCAGGCCGGCAACGGCGATGACGGCCTTCCCCTGTACCGGCTTGAAGATCGTGCGGCGCGGCCGGCCGATGCTGGCCAGGCCTGGCTTATCCCGGCCGTACTCCTTCACCAACTGATACACGCCATCACTCACCACATCCAGCACGCAGTCCAGCGAGGTATAGGCGGATTGCCCATCGAGCGCCGTGGTGTAATCCGCCCAGGCCTTCACCCGGAAACCCGCGAACCCACCCCAGGTCCGGTAGTACAGGCTGGCCACTTCCTGGGCCAGCTCCTTGTTGTACTTCACGAACTCGATGTCGAAGGTGCGGTATGGCTTGCCGTTCTTCAGCGAGACAAACCGCGAACCTCCTGCCGTCGTGGTGACGCTGGTGAAGAAGCTGTCCTCAGCTTCTGCCCCAATACGGAAGCAGGTATCCAGGCGCTCCTCGATGAACTCGCCCATCAGCTATACCTCCCGGCCGCATCGACTGCGCGAGCGATCTGGCGTGCTGCTTTGGCAGTGCTGGCCTGCTGTTCGCGCGAACTACCACCGCCTTGCTGGTAGAAGTTGATGACGGTGCTGCGATTGTCATTGTTCGCAGCGATCATCGCGGCACTCGCCTTGCCAATTGATGTGTCCAGCTTGCCGGCGCGTAGGGCCTCTAGGTTATCAACGCCAATCCTGGAGGTCGCCGCGGCGTCGAAAACGAACTCCTTGCCGTGAACCACGCCGGCGACATCGTTCACCCCGGCATCGCCGGTATAGCCACCCTTCTTGAACCCGCCCTTGAAGGCGAGCGCGGCAACCACGGCAGCCAAACCGATAGCGGCTGCGGTACCGAATGACCCGATGGAGGATGCGATTGCAGCCGGCGTCCACGCCGCGGCGGTCTCTGCGGCTGCGGCGGTCTGGGTTGCAGTCGTGGCGGTAGTCGCGGTGGCTGCGGCAGTGGTCGTAGCGCTGATGGCAGCGATCTGGGCTGATGCAGCTGCCTGCGCGCCAGCGATCTTCGCGGCGGTATTGGTCTGCACCCCGGCAAGCTCAAGGGCCTGATAAATCAGCCACTGTGCGGCCATATCAGAAATGGCTTTGATTATCGACTGGCCTATCGTGGTTGCTACATTAGCCAAAGCATCGTTCAGGTCTTCGGTCTGGGTGATGAGTCCATATATTCCATCGCTTAATCCGCTAGTTGCATCACCTAGAACTCCAGAGACAGCATCAGCGGCTTGGCGGCTGTAGTCCGTTGCGCTATCGACATAATTCTGGAATGCATCGCTGACGCCATCCTGCCAGTTCTTCTGAGCTTCATCGACTTTAGCGTAGTAATCCTCCTGGATCTTCAGGCGTTCGCCCATAGCTTCCTGGAGCAGCGAAGTTTCCTTGTCGTAGAGTTCCTTGCTGATTTCGCCAGAATTGTACTGTTTGTTTAGATCGGCTTGTTTTTCGTTATAGCTCTGCCTGATTTGAAGTAGCTCTTGAAGGCGAGCACGATATTTATCGCCCATGCCTGCGCCAGCAAGCTCGATGTCAAACCCTGCCGCTGCGGTACTATTTTCTTGATCCAAGGTAGAGCCGAATGCAGCAGCCTTGGCCGCATCCTCATTGGCTTGCTTCAGCTTCTTGAGTCGGTCAAGTTCAGCAGCCAAGCCGTTCAGGCGCTCCTGCTGCTGGGCGTTGATGCCCTTCAGCTTGCCGGATTCGATTTCGAACTGGAGCTTGGCGACTTCAGTGGCGTCTTTCCGTTTGTCGACTTCGGTGTTGATCAGGGCGATTTGGCGTTCGTAGCCGGTCTCGGCGTCATCGAAACGCTTCTGCAGTGCCTTGGCCGCTTGCTCTGCTGCCTTCTGAGCGGCCTGCTCTTCCTTGGTTAGGGCATGGAATGTGCCTGGGGCATTCTTAAGTCTTCCCAGTTGATCCATGAGATCAGAAAGAGACTTTACTGTGCCGCTAGTTCCATTCCTGCCCGCATCATCGATTTTTTCGAAATAACCACCCCACTTCAGTGCCTCAGATTCGAGGCTGCTACCAACATCGGCCGCAGTAGATTTTATTCCATCCCAGTTTTTTGCTAGGCGCACTCCCAAAGCAGCCGGCCCCATAGCAAGGTCGGTCCATGAGGCATCCTTGAATCCAGCCGCAGCAATTGCGGCGACACCCCCAATAGCTTTACCAATCAGATCAAAAGCAGCTACGGCACCTACCGCAGATTTGGCCATCCACTTTATCGTCTCAACAACGAATTGTCCGACAGCCACCATAGCCGTACCTTGCTTTGTTACATCAAGTAGTGCACCGGCAAACGCGCTAAGAACTGGAAGCAATTGAGTAGTTAACTGATTCTTAAGGCCAGTTGTGCTTTGCTCAATTAACCATTGTGCAGCAGCAAGCTCATTGGCTGACTTTATGGTTTTCTCATCCATAATGGCGCCGGCGGCGGCGGCAGCCTCACCGAAGGCCTTGAAACCCTCGGAGTTATTGCGGAGCAGTGGCAGCAACGCGGTGGCGTCACTGGCGATGGCTTCCAGGTAGAAGGTCATATCTGATTGGCTGACCTTGGCCTTCTCCAGGCTGGAGACATACAGGCCAAGTGCCTGAGGGCCCGACAGGTTGCGGAACTGATCGGCAGTAACGCCAACCTTTGGCGCAATATTGGTGAAGAAGTCCTGTAGCGCGCCGCCCCCGGTGTTCAGGAAGTCGCCGACCTTATCGTTCACATCCTTGAAGATGTCAGCGAGCTTGTCCTGCTCAATTCCAACCAGCTTAGCGCCAGCCGCATATTTCTGGAACTCAGTTGTGCTGGCATTAGCGACATTGGATAGATTCGAAATCTCTTTTGCTGAGTTGATGGTGCTGATAGTAATAGCAGTCAGCGCAGTAGCTCCGGCTACAACCGCTCCACCTATAGCGATACCGACAGCCTTGGCATTCTTCTCGACCTCTTTTCGCCACTTCAGAGAACTACGCTCGGCTTTGTCCATGCCGGCAGTAAATCCTCCTACCTGAGCGATCAGGTCAAGGGTAAGAGTTCCAAGACTTTTCGACGCCATGCTTTTCTCCGGGCAATAAAAAGCCCGGACAGTGCCGGACTTTATTTTTGGTTCCGTTTACATCCCAGGGAACCCATTAGTATCAAATTCGAAAACTTGGATGCCTGAATGGTAGAACTCAATACCAATTCTTATAGGCTTACCTTGCTTGATTACTGATTCGAACCTGCGCGCATCATTAATGAACATGATGTTGCTTTCATGTGTAGATGGAGGTACGCCTGACCAGTTCTGCACCTTCCCATCGCTGATACGAAGGTCAAATCCACATTCGCTTGGATTGCATAGCATTTGACCTTTATCAATAACCAAATATGCATTCAGGTTCTTATCAGACTTTCTGAAAGCAATCGTTAGCCTCGACCCTCCGGCCTGATTATATGGAAAATCGAACTTCACAGAATTCTTCGACTGCAAAGCATATATATTGAATTTCTCATCTGTAAGCTTGTCTATGCTGACATCTTTAAGCCAGCCAGAGCTATTAGCTTGCACGACATTAGCGTCACTTTTGGATTTAACGACTGCCTTGCTCGGCTCTGCTGTGGAGGTTGTTTTTGAGCCGGAATACATATTGAAGGCAACCGAAAAAACCACTACTGCAATGAATATCCACCCCAGCACACTCGGCGGTTTAACTGGCTTCACCCCACATGAGGGGCAGGCCTTTGCCTTCGTCGAAACCTGATTCCCGCATTCCTTGCATTTCACCAAAGCCATTTGCATCCCTCCCAGTCATAGACCGGTCGGAATCTAGCATGGAGCAGCGCCTGGGCCTAGATGCGAGAAGCCCCGCGAGGGGCGGGGCTTCTTCTAGGTGTTCTTCTTCTGTGACGGGCAGACTTCATGATTCGGGTCGTGCCACAGAACCTTGAAAGCCGATCCGGCCTGGAACCCAATGATCCTTCATGGGGTATGAATGAAAAACCCCCGGACGTTGGCGCGTACCGGGGGTTTTGCTTTTCAGTGCCAGGTTTCCATGGCTTGCTCCAGCGTCAGTACCGGCTCCGACTCATGCGGCATGAAGTCGTAGAGCTTGAACCCGCCGTTCTTGCTGTGGCTGTTGGCATAGAGCGTCGCCAGCAGCGCTGATCCGCGTTCTACCCTCATGCCAATGTGCAGCGTCCCGCGCTTTGCCCGATACCGGCTCCAGGCCATGAATTCCCGATAGCTCAGCCGCTGCTGGGCTTCAGCGATGGTCCTGCCACCAATCCCGCACAGGACCAGCTCATGCCAGAGCTCATCTAGCTCGCTGAGCTCGGCGTCTTTCCCATGTTGTTGACCTCGGCGATCACTCTCAGGAGCGCTACCGTCAGGTTGCCATCCAGGGCGCCGCGGGCGGGATCGGCTTCGCCGGTGATGTCGCCGGGAGTGAAGACCGGCTTGCCCTCGGCATCGACGATGCTCGCCGCGATGCGACCAGCTACGCCATCCACCTTGCCGTTGATGGCCATCAGGTCAGATACGGCAGAACTGTAGGAGAGCGGCCGGACGTAGACCGTGGCAGTCAGTTCCTTGTCACCCTGTTTCCAGGTGATTTCCTTCTCGACCGGGGCGCCGGTGAAGGCGCCCAGTTCTTTCAGCGAATCGATGCTCAGCAGCATGCGTTATACCTTCCGAATCCAGGCGGAACCGCCCGAGCGTTGAATCGTGGCCGTGGTGGTCACGACGGTGTTGGCCGCGAAGTCGAACGGGAAGTCCGAGACGTAGCCCTCGAAGACGAACCAGGTGCGATCCGTCGGCAGATCGAAGTCGTAGTCGCCGTTGCTGTCCGGGCCAGTGATGGTAGGGAGGGAAGTGCCATCCGCCCAACCTACCGCCCACTTCAGAGTTGGTGCCGGATCGGTCTCGCTCAGTTCGTGCAGGCGAACGTGCGAGTCGTTCTCAGGATCGGCGTTCAGGCCAAGGCTGGCCTGGCCAGGAGTGCGCAGGCCCGGCTTGTAGCTCCGCGTGGTAGCCGACAGGCAGGTGTCCTCGATCTGGTCGGCCGGGTTACCGCCAGGACTGAAGGTGGTAGCGCACTCGACTTCGCGGACGCCAGGACCGTTGCTGTCGAAGTTGGGGTCCAGAAAGTAGATCTGGGTGCCCTGCGTGAGGATCGACACTTTAAAAGCTCCTTTCCGGATTCCCGGAGATCAATAAAAAGCCCGGCGAATGCCGGGCTTAGGTTTTCAGGTTTATCTGGTTAAACGAGGAACAGAACTTTGTCCGCCTTGCTGAGGTTGTCTGACTTCCACAGTGGCCTCAGATTGCTCAAAGCCCATGCATGCCTGATTTCAGGGCTGTCCATCGAATCAATTTGGAAACTGGAGAGCGGCATGATGTGATCAATATGCCATTCACCATAATTATCCCATGTCATGCCCTTCAGCATCTGCCGCTCAAGGTGCCTCATCAGATCCTGCAGCGAGTAGCCCAGCAAGACGAATGATCGCGCGCGGTTCTTGCCATGCTTTATCGCAGATCGAAGTTGAGATCCTATGGCGTCATGCACTTTGACTTCTGGCTTCGCGCTGGTCGAGCAGTCCGGCGACCTGAACCGCCACGACGACGATTCGAAGGTCGCCAGCCGCAAGATTTCCATCAAGGCCGAGTTGACCATCGCGGGCCTGGTGAAGGCGGCCATCGAGTACACCACCAGCCGGTGCAAGCCGGTCGACCCGGAATCGCCGGCGTCGAGCACCGGCTACCAGGGCGCGGCGTCGAGCACCGGCTACCGCGGCGCGGCGTCGAGCACCGGCTACCGCGGCGCGGCGTCGAGCACCGGCGACTACGGCGCGGCGTCGAGCACCGGCGACTACGGCGCGGCGTCGAGCACCGGCGACTACGGCGCGGCGTCGA